ATGATAGACCCATACGACTACGCTTTTAACAAGCAAGACGCCAAAGATAGCGAGATAGACGGGTTTTGTGACGAATACGCCGATAGGCTGGATAAAATTTTGCGCCACGTAAAGGCGGATTTATGCCGTGCAAGGGACGAGTTTGAGCCTCTTATAGGCTTTGATAACGCCGTAGAGATAGAAAGCATAGCTTGGGGCGGCAGATTTGATTAAGGAGAGAAAATGGACTTCAAAGAGTTTAAAATTTGGATTAGCCTAATCCCGCCGCGGGCGCTAGGCGATTGGACGATAAAGGATTTTTTAACGTTTATAAATTCGTATCTGCGCGAAACGGGCGCGTTAGCAAAAGGATGAGTGATGACAAACAAAGAATATCACGCCCGCCCCGAAATCTCAAAGAGCGATCTTGATTTATTAGCTCGTAGCCCTTTTCACTACAAATTTAAAGACGAATTCGAGCGAAAAGATAGCGCAGCCTTGGTTTTAGGCTCTGCCGCGCATAAGCTCGTTTTGGAGCCTGCGGATTTTTTTAACGAGTTTTGCATAGAACCGGACGTCGATAAGCGCACCAAAGAGGGCAAGACCGCCTATAACGATTTTTTAGCGAATTTGGGCGATAAAACGGCTCTTAGCGGCGAAACTTACGATACGGTCAAGCAGATAGCAAACGCGGTTAATTCTATGCGCGAAACGGCGGTTTTTTTTAAGAGACGGACTAGCCGAGCAAAGCTATTTTAGCGAGATTGACGGCGTAGCGGTTAAATGCCGTCCCGATTTTTTTAACGAAAATTTGGGGCTTTGTATAGACTTAAAAACTACTTCGGACGCTAGCGCGGACGGCTTTGCCCGCTCGGTAGCTAGCTTTAATTATCACGTGCAAGCGGCGTTTTACGGCGATATTTTAAGAAGTCTCGGCAAAACGGTTAATAACTTCCTTTTTATCGCAGTGGAGACCAAAAAGCCCTTTATGGTCGGCTTTTATACTCTTGATGATGCCGCGATCGAGCAAGGACGCAAAACCTACCTAGCCCTACTTGAACGCTACAAGCTTTGCCTAGCGCGCGACGAGTGGTGGGGATATGCCAAATTTGAGCCACAAAGCGAGCGAATAGAAGCGATACAGACGCTAAGCCTGCCGACGTGGAAGTTTTACGAACAGATAGCGTAAAATTGAAAGATTATCTAAAATCAAAGTAGGTTTTTGTATAATCGCGTAAATTTAAAGGAAGAAAATGAGTAAAAAATATTTTATTGTAAAAACGTGGGCAGATCAATCAATAGCTCAGCTTGTCGAAGACGGTTTTTTTGAAGAATGGCGCCAAATCCCTAAAAAAAATATGAAGATGGGCGACGTCGTTTTCTTGTATGATATGAATTTAAGAGGAGAAGCTAAGGATAAAAAATGGCTACCTTTTAAATGCGTTGCCGAGCTGACGGGTGTAGGCAGCGAAACGATGGGCCTGAGACTTCTGTATGAAATCGACTACACAAAATTAAAATTCGATAAAGACGAAAAGGCGATCGTAGCAAAGATGCAACAAGGGAGCGACGGGGTTTACGAGCTTAAAGAGCAAGGAATCATATCCAAGCTAGAAGAACAAAACAACGAAAACATCGTTAAGCGCGTATGTAAAGAACTTGGCATCACGCAAAGGGAGTTGGCGGAGAGGATGGATATACCCGAAAGCACGGTTGCAAGGTGGAAAGGCGGCGACTTGCCGAGACTTGCCGAGCTGTATCTAAATGCCTTACTTGAGAATATCGAGCTCAAATCAAAGCTAGAAGCAATCAAAAAAGCCCACGAAATCGTATCTAATTTATAGCGCGTTGAAATTTTCAACACGCTTTTTTATCATTTTCGAAAGTATTTTTTTAATATTTTTGCAAAAATGAATAAAAACACTTGACAAACTTTCAATAATAACATATAATTCACTTAAATATTTTCAAAAATGAAAGGTTTAAGATGAATTCTTTATTCACGCAACAAGCCCCGCAAGTTGAAATTCTAAATTTCCAAACATTCACTACCGATTATATTGCTAAGCGTTACGGCGTGAGTGAGGCAACAATACGAAGCCACAAAAAATTACACGCCGACGAAATCATTGAGAATATCCACTTCATAACCGAGCAAAACAAATTCGGCGTAAATGAAATCAAATGGACGCTTCGCGGCATCATCAAGCTTGGTATGTTTATCCGCAGCAAAGAAGCCAAGAATTTCAGGCTGTGGGCGGAGCAGGAGCTAGAAAAAACAATCCTTAGCGAGCTGGCACTTGCAAAAGAGGCTAGACAAAAGAATTTATCCCTTGTTGGCAAAGTAGCTGACCTTAACGCCGTCTTGATCGACAACGCAAAACGCCACAAAAGAGAGATAAATGGCTACAAAAGCCAACTAAAACAGCATAACGAAAAGATGGTTATATTAAGACACGAGCTAGAAAAGGCGAGTAACCCACGCCCAAGCGATCCCATATACGCACAGATAAAGGCAGAGCGTGACTACTACAAAGAGAGTTACAAAAAGCTTTCACAAAGCAAAGACGAAACGATCATATTAAATTTAGCAAAGATACAAAAAGAGTTAGAAAAGAGCTATACAGCCATAGGTGCAGTTATGGCGTATGCAAACGACAACGACCGCTTTTTTATAGAACAAAATCAAATTTTGAAAGGATAGACAATGAACCAACTACAAATTAGAGAACAAGACGCAAGAGCGTTAGTCGGCTCAAAAATGAGCCAAATTTCAACCATAGTCGGCAACGACAAGGCTAAGGCGTCAGTTTTTGCAAGTGCGATAGTTAATATGGCCAATGACGGAAATTTAAGAAATTGTAACGTCGAAAGCATAGTAAATACCGCAATGCAAATAGTGCAGATCGGTTTGCACCCAAATAAACTATTTGGACAAGCTTACGTCGTGCCGTATAAGGGCGTGGCGCAGCTGCAAATAGGCTATAAAGGGCTTATTAGCCTAGGGATGAAAAACGGCTGGAAATTTAGAGCCGTGGCAGTGTATAAATGCGACGAATTCGAGATTGAATTTAATGGGCTTGAGGATAAGATAAATTTTAAGCCCAATTACGACGAACGAAGCGATGATGACGGGGATTGGGTTTTTAGTAACCTAGTAGGCGTAATCGTTTATGCTAAGGATAGCGGCGAAAACGTATTTAGCGAATTTGTAAGCAAAAAGAAGCTTGAAAAGTTGCGCCTAAAAAGCCAAAACCAGACCCAAAAAGACAAGCTGGCTAACATCTGGCTTGAATGGGCGGAAGAGATGTACAAGGCAAAAGCCCTTAAATACGTCGCTAGCCGCTTACCGATAAATGATCGCCTGGCTGAAGCCGTAAGTTTGGAAGACGAACCGATAAGAGCCGAGCAGAGTGCGCCTAAAATTGAAACAAAAACAGCGCAAAACCTAAACGACCTCGTGAACAGTTCGGAAAAACCGAACAGCTCAACTGTAAACCAAAAGATGACAGTTGACGAGGCCGATCTTATCGAAGCCGCGCCCGTTGAAGTAGAAACCCTCGTAAATGAGGACGTGCTACCGCTTGACGCTTTGCAAAGCGAATTGATAAAACGAGGCGCTAGCGAGAACGAGGCCGAAAAGCTCGTCGAAAGGCTAAATCCCGATGACGCTAAGGCGTATCTAGCCGATCCAAACAGCATTGACGCGTTAATGGAAGATTTAAGGAGTTAAAAAATGAAAGCATTGGGGATTTTAAGCGCATTGTTCGCGGGGCTAAGCGGCGTAGATGATTTTCAAGGTGCGCCACAAACAAAAAAGAGCAAAGTCCGCATGCCGCACTCAAAAACAAGACGCACAAAAGGCGCTTACGATAGAAGCCAAAGAGTAAGGGCAAATAGGCGAAAGGCTAAAAGATGTTTAACAAAATAGTTTTAGTGGGTCATCTCACGCGAGACATCGAGCTACGATATACCCAAGGCGGAGCAGCCATAGGCAACAGCGCCATTGCCGTAACGAGAAAATACACGCTAAACGGCGAAAAGCGCGAGGAAACGTGCTTTGTTGACATTGCGTTTTTCGGCAAACAAGCGGAAATAGCTAATCAATACCTCGGCAAAGGCTCAAAGCTTCTGATCGAGGGTCGATTAAAATTCGACCAATGGACGGACAACAACGGGCAAAACAGAAGCAAACACACGGTAGCCGTCGAGAATATGGAAATGCTAGGCGACGCAAAGCAAAACAATCAAGGCTATCAGCAAGGCGGGTATTCAAATCAACGTCCGCAGCAAAACACGCCTAAGAAACAGCAACAACCGCCGAAAGACTACACCGCCAACTACGATGCGCCTGAAATAGACGTGGACGCCGACAAATACGAAAACGGCGACGAAACGATACCGTTTTAAGGGGCGGAAATGGGAAAGAATTTCAGCGGCAATACAAACAAACTGCGCTCGAAAGCAGACTTTTATCAAACGCCCTACGCTCTCACGCGGCGTCTCTTAGAGGTTGAGAAATTTAAGGGGCGCATATTAGAGCCTGCTTGCGGTGCAGGCGCGATAACGGCGATTTTAAAAGAGGCTGGCTACGAGGATATTACGGCGTATGATTATTTGCTAGACGGCAAGGATTTTCTAGCCGAAACGCGCAAATTTGACGCGATTATCACAAATCCGCCTTTTAGCCTAGCCAAAGAGTTTATACTCAAAGCTTGCGAAGTCGCGCCTAGATTTGCGTTTTTACTGCCTTTGAGCTACTTGCAGGGGCAAGCGCGGTATAACGAAATTTGGAGCGCGCGCGAGATTTTGGAAAAGGTTTATATTTTCACGCGCTATCCTTTGCTCTCCGCCCAGATACGCCCCGACGGCAAATACGAGACGGCGATGATGGCTTATGCTTGGTATATTTTCGATACTAGGCACAAAGGCGCTGCGACTATACACTGGCTAGACAGTAGCGAGGACGTGGCGAGGAAAGGGAAATATACGCGCGCAAAGCCCGCTTAATAGAAGCAGCGCTAGGCTGCGCGGCATAATAAACCGTATCGGCAACCCGTAAGGGGTTTTAAATTTAGGTTTTTGTAGAATAAGAGCTAATTTTACAAAGGCTATCAAAATGGATTCTTGGCTGTATTTTTCTAAAAAACGACTATCAAGCTATAAGGACGAAGCCGAGCATAAAGCAAATTTTAGACTTATGCAAGCGTTAGCCCCAAGGCTCGGCATTTTAGAGATACTTACGCGCAATACGGTTTATGATACTTTATTGGCCGTAGGCAAAGAATATATTTTAGAGCCTTACGCTTTAGATTTCGGCGGCGTTTGCGATGAGTTTATATCAAATCAAACCTTTGGCTTTTGGGCTAAAATCATCAACGAGGCGAAGATTCATAATCAAATAACGGCCTTACGCGACATAGATTTTCGCAAATACTCTAAATTTAATAAAAAAGCCAATCTACTAAGATTTCAAAAGGTAAAAATTACTTACGATTTGTGCGTTAAGATACGCAACCGCGCCTTTCATTTTGAAAATCTTTATAAGACGCACGAAAACGGCAGCCCAAGGATTTCAACAAGGCTCGGTAAAATAATAGTCGGTATCGACCCTCAAAATCTGGAAGTTTTTATTAACGATATTTTGGATTGTTTTAATGAGGAGTTGAAAGATTATTATTTAAAGCGATAGCCTTAAAGCGGCTATCTTGAACTTCAACGCCAATTATAACGCAAATTTCTAAAAAAGTAAAGGAAATAAAATGACCACAGGCGGAAAAGAAATATATTATGACAACGAGATAGAACACGTAGTAATTGTATCCGGCAAATATATAGATAAAATAAAGCTAGATACGGAGCTAAAGTACTCGAATTATACAAAAATAAAGGAAGAGTTAACGAAAAAGGTTTCGGCGCTATACGGATCGCCTATTCGTCCGTCTAATGGCGGCACTAGGCATATAGAGCTTAAAACCGAAAACGGGGATGAGCTTTATGTGGTAGAGTGGCATTTTGAGAAGCAAAACATCGTTAAGCGCGTATGTAAAGAGCTTGGCATCACGCAAAGGGAGCTGGCGGAGAGGATAAATGGCTAGTTTAGAAAAATTCGACGACTGCGTCGGGCTAATCTTGGCCGTATTGACCGAAAGCTTCCCGAGGCGTATGAAATTTAACTGCGACGATATTTCGGCTATCGCCCCCGATATTGAGCCCCGCTTCGTCGGCGATTGCATGGGTTTTTTACGAGACGAGGGGCTTGTCGAATACGAGGACGCTAGCTTAAATTTTTATTTTCTAGGATGCAGGCTAACGCTAAAAGGCGTATCTTGTTTGAGGTGGGACGCGCCCGAGCTACTCAAATACTACGACAAAAAAGACCGCAAAAATTTAGCTAAAATAGCTATTCAAATTTTAAATCAGTGGATAACTCAAAGGAGATAAGATGGCAGAGGAAAAAGAAACCAAAGGTAGCAACATAGTCCAAATAAGGCTAAGCGACAGGCAAAAGGACGAATTGCAAAAAAAGGCTGATGAAGTAGGCTTACCGCTTACGCAATATATCATCTTTTTAATAACCAAGGATTTAAAAGCCCTTTAAATGGGCTTTTACCATTTTTCTAAAATCTTAGAAAAATTAAAGTATACATTTTCTTATCAATTTCATATCAAAGCACTTGACAAACGATAAGTAATTAGTTATAATTCGCATATCATCTGAAATTACTTTGATAAGGATTTGATATGGAGTTATCTCTTACTTTCCCAACAACAGAGCTACAAGGTGCTTTTCCAGCCAACGCAGAAACTCTTTTTAAATTTCTAGTCGTAAATTCTAAATTCGCCGACTGGATTAAAAACCGCATAACTCAATACGGCTTCATAGAAAATCAAGACTACATCGTCAAAACTACTTACACCGGCAGACGTCCGCGCAAAGAGTATTTTGTTACTCTGGATATGGCCAAAGAGCTTTGTATGGTGGAAAATAACGATAAAGGCAAAGAAGCTAGGCGGTATTTCATCAAATGCGAGAAAGAGCTTCAAGCGATTAAATTTGAACACTACGTTAGCAAGATAGCCGATTTGGAAGCGTCGCAAATTTTACAGACCAAACGGCACCGAAGGCGGATCAACGGCTACAAAAGCCAACTAAAACAGCATAACGAAAAGATGGTTATATTAAGGCACGAGCTAGAAAAGGCGAGCAATCCGCGCCCAAGCGACCCTATATACGCACAAATACGCGCGGAGCGCGACTACTACAAAGCAAGATACGACAAGCTTTCAAAGAATAAAGACGAAACGATTGTTTTAAATTTGGCAAAGATACGAAAAGAGCTAGAAAAAAATTATACGGCAATAGGCGCGGTTATGGCGTATGCAAACGATAACGACCGCTTTTTTATGGAGAGAAACGAAATTTTAGGAGGATAAGATAAATAGTAATGAGTAGTCCCGAAAGAGAAAAAGAAAAAGCCGCCCTAACCCGGCTGGCTAAATTTTGCGAGCGGCACAACGAAGTCGCAAACGAGCAAACCGCGCGCCGCGCCAAAATCGAGTGGATAAAACGCGAGATAAAAAAGCTAGACGACGGACGGCTTAGCCGCATCGTCATCACGATAAATCAAATAAAGGAGTAAAGATGAGCGATAAAAAATACCTTACCGAAAAAGAGACTTTGGCATTTTTGGGGTTTAGCCCTAAAAGCAATATTCTGGCTAAAATGCGGATGAAAAAATACGCCGGCAAATGGGAATACACGCCGCGCTTCATAACGATAAACGGGCGGATAAGATACCCTCTTGATTGGCTAAAAGCCGATCTAAAAAAGCTAGTCAAAAGCCCCTAATCCCGCTAAAAAGTCGGCCCACCACTGCAAAAGGCGTAAATGCTCGGATGAGTTAAAATCCCGAAAATACGCCTTATCCACCTCGCTTTTAGGCGTATGCAAAAGCACTTCGTCTATTATCCTTTTCTCGAATTTCGCCCTTACCTCGCCGTTTACTCTCTCGCTCGCCCTCGTCGCAAAAGTGGAGAACATCGAACGAAAGCCGTGCGCGTGTAAATCGTCGATGCCCAAAGATTTTATAGCCTTTTGCAAGACGTTTTCCGACAAGGCCCAGCCGCTTTTAGGCGTAAAATAAGCCGAACTAAATACGTAATCGTTCTCTTTAAATTTTAACTGATCTTCGAGTATGGCTACGGCCTGCTTAGGGAGCGGGATACGAGCGTTAAGCCTCGTTTTATTGTCCGTCTCGCTAAAATTTAAAAAGCCCTTTCCCAAATCTACCGCGTCCCAGGTAAGGTTTCTTATCTGATGCGGGCGCTGCGCCGTAACAAGGCTTAAAAAGAATAAATTTTTAATACTCCGCTTTAATTCGCTTCGCTTTACTACCCCGATAATCTCTCTTAATCTATCTTCGTCTATCACTGCTTTTCTATGCGTTACGCCGCTTTTTGGGTAGATCGCCGCCGCGTCGTCGATAAGCTCGAGCGCGAAAGAATATTCTTTTATATACCCGTTAGCTTTCGCGTATTTTAGCGTATCGCGAAGTATCGGTAGAAATTTAACCGCGGTCGTATAGCTCATCAAGCCCGCTTGCGTAGTTTGCTTAACGATATCGGCCTTTTTAAGCTCGCCTACGGGTTTATCTCCAAGCGGCTTTAATAGCCATTTATTTACCCTATTTATTAGCTTTCTTCGTTTTTCGGCGCGATTTTGCGTGTTTTGAGGGATTTTTACGTTATCGAGCCACATAAAAAAGACCTCCGAAACGCTTTTACTCTCTTTTGCGATAAGCTCGCCCGCGGCCTCGGCCTTATAAAACCCTTTGGCTTTCTCTCTCGCTTCGGCCAGGCTTATATTGTCGTAATCGCCGATATTTTCATAAGTCGAGCCGCTCTTTCTAAATTTATACGTTTTAGCTCCGCTACCGGCGCAAAATAAATAAAGCTTGCAAGTAGTATCTATGGCGTGTCTCGTGACGCTGCCGCCGCCGTTATATTTTAGCGCCTTAACCTGCGTCGCCGTTAGAATTTTAATTTTCAT